TGATTCAAGGCCGCACGCTGGCGGGTGTGTTGCTGGACGAAGTGGTGCTGATGCCGCGCTCGTTTGTGGAACAGGCGCTTGCACGCTGCTCTGTGGACGGGGCAAAGCTGTGGTTCTCCTGTAACCCAGGCAGTCCGCATCACTGGTTTTATCAGGAGTGGATTAAGCGACACCGCGAACGGAACACGCTATATCTCCACTTCGAAATGACTGACAACCCCGGCTTGAGTGCAAGAACGCTCGAGCGTTACGCGAATATGTACGCCGGTATCTTTTATGATCGATATGTGCGCGGTTTGTGGGTAGCGGCGGAGGGCGTTGTCTACAAGGATTTTGCAAACGACACCGAAAAGTATTTGATCGATGATCCTTTAAAATGGGCAGAGGAACAGGAGACGAAATTCTCTGTTATTTCCATTGGCGTTGACTTTGGCGGCACGAAATCCGCAACGAAGTTTCAGGCGACCGGAATTACAAAAGATTATCGTGTGGTCGCGCTGGAAGAAGAATACATCAAAACCGAAGAGATTGACCCTGACGCGCTGAATCGGCGCTTTGCTACGTTCTGCCAAATGGTTACGGCAAAGTACGGATATAGCCAGACGCGGGCAGACAGCGCGGAAACGGTGCTGATTCGCGGGTTAGATCATACCGCGCAGAAAATGCACCTCGGGACGCAGGTAAAGAACGCAATGAAACTGCAAATCACAGATAGGATCAGGCTCGTGGTGCTGCTGATGAAGCAGGGGCGTTTTAAGGTTTCGCGCAACTGCCCCCATCTGATCGATGCGCTGCAAACTGCGATTTATGATCCTGATAAGTTTGAGGACGAGCGCCTTGACGATGGAACGTCCGATATTGATAGTTTGGACGCATTTGAATACAGCATAGAGCCTTATTACAAAGACCTGGAACGTGCCGGTCATATGATGGGACGGTGAAAGAGTGAATATTCGCAGAGCATTAAAGGAATTAGGCTTTGATACGGTCGATAGTAAGTTTTACTCGCTGATTGATGTATGGAAATCATGGTATGACGGCGATGTAAAAGACTTCCACAGTTATACGGTGTGGAATGGCATCGAAGAACTGGAATGCCATAGGTATTCCGTCAACATGGGCAAGAAAGTATGCGAGGACTGGGCAAACCTGCTGATGAATGAGCGCGTGAATATCACGCTTGAGGGCAAGAAGGAGCAGGAATTTGTAGATGCGGTTCTTGCTGATAATAACTGGGAAGTAAAATCCAATGAATTGCAGGAGCGGAAATCCGCGGTTGGTACCGTTGCTTATGTTCCAATCATGGAGGATATGAGCGTTGACCCTGATACAGCAGAGATCGCTAACCCCGGAAGAATTCATATCAACTATGTAACCGCTGCAAACATCTACCCGCTGACGTGGGACAATGGCATTATTCGTGAGTGCGCTTTCGCATGGACAAAACGAGTTGATGATGCGGAATACACCTACATTCAGGTGCATCGGCTGAACGGCGGCGAATACGACATTGAAAACTACCTGTACGACGCGGAGGAAGTGCCGCTAACAAGTGTGCGGGGCTTTGAAGCAATCCCCCCTGTTGTCCGCACAGGAAGCGCCAAGCCGCAGTTTGTCATTGACCGCCTGAACATTGCGAACTCTGATGAAGATAACCCTATGGGCGTTGCAGTGTTCGCTTCCGCCATCGACCAGCTCAAAAGCGTTGATATTACATACGATAGTTATGTGAATGAGTTTGTGCTGGGGAAAAAGCGCATCGTGGTACAGCCGGAAGCAACCAAGGACATCAATGGTAGGCCAGTCTTTGATAAGCGCGAAACGGTTTACTACGTTCTACCGGAAGATCGCGCATCTGATGGAAACATTTTGCAGCAGGTCGATATGACGCTGCGCACAGCAGAGTTTAACACCGGTATGCAAGATATGCTCAACGTATTGTCGAGCAAATGCGGATTTGGCGAGAATCATTACAAATTCGATCAGACAAGCATTGCCACGGCTACACAGGTCATTAGCGAAAACAGTACTATGTTCCGCACTATCAAGAAGCATGAAATTTTGCTCGAGCAAGCGATTACGGAGCTGTGTCGCATCCTGCTTCGATTGGGCAATCGCTACATGGACGCAGGACTTGATGAGGAAGTCGAAATTTCCATTGACTTTGATGACA